GTGTACAAAGCGTGGATGAAGTCGGCCGGGTTGAACCCTTATCAGCTACAATTCGACACCGGTATACCCCTAAAGAGAGCCAAGATGATCTACGCCAATAGCGACGACCCCTGGCGCGGCGAGGTTCGCCTAGTGGACAAGGCTTGCGGCGCCGGCGGGCTTCTCGTATCCCAGTTTTGCGCCACTCGCTGCCCGGAGGGGCAATACCTTGGCCTGCGGTGGCCCGACATATCGCTGCAGACGGCATCCCTGCAGATTATCTCCTTTCTCGGCCAGGCGGAAAGGCTCATCCCGGAAATCGCGGAAACGTGCCTGAAACTGGCGAGCGGGACCAAGGTCAGTACGGACAAGCTCGATCGGCAGTTGGAAGACATCGAGGTCAGCATCCGGGCGGCCCGGTTGCAGCTTAGAGCCCAGGCGCCGAACAAAGCGGTTGCGGCCGGGCTGCAAGCGTTCATACAAAAAGAAAACGCCACCTGCTCAGAACAGGCGGCATCAATGTAAGTATCCACCACAAGTATACCATAATCGGGAGGTATTAACAATGTCTTTTATCGTCGTAGTCCAAACCGGCCGCGGCGCAGGCGCAAAAGGCGACGTTTTCGAGATCGACGACGATAACGCCATGCGGGCCTGCGGCAAGGCGAAGAAGGAGTTTGCCAGCCATATGGGCGTCAGGCGGGAAGACGTCCGGGTAATGAAGTGCCTGAAAAAGGGGGCGTAAATGATGGACAACGACTTGGCCGGCCTCGCGTTCGCGATATTGACAATCGGCTTGAAGAAGGAGGAGGACGATGGCGATGATGAGCGCAGACCTTCACCTGGGCAATAACGGGATGAACATTGATATTAGGCAGTTGAAGTCGGAACTGTGCGCCCCCTTTGAACGGATACTCATCCGGGACAATATGGGCAACCAAGTCACCCTGTACCCGACCGTCGAGCAGATTGAGGAAATCGGCAAAGCCTGCCTGGATTACGTCCACGCCTACAACGCCGCGGCGATGGTTGAAACGGTAAAGCGGATGGAGGGGCAGGTGGCGTAGTATGGGCGATCTGCCGCAATGCGGCGGCTGCCGGCCGCCGAGCGACTATTACTGCGAGTACCGTTGCCCGGTATTTGTAAAGTACAAAGACGAGGAGGAACATTAAATGGCTGTTCCGCTTGAAGAATTTCTGGATAACCAATACGATGCCCAGCTAGCCCCTGCGGCTGAACAACGTTTCGAGATTAACGACGCCGACAAAGCCGACTGGGCTGTCCGCAAAATTCGTCGATATCAGAAGAACATCGACGAGGCCAAGATCACGGCGCAGACGCAAATCGAACGAATAAACCAGTGGCTGGCCAGCGTCAGTGAAGAGAACCAGAAACAAATCGACTTTTTCAAAGGGATGCTTGCGCCGTATGCTATGACTCAACTGGCCGGCCAGAAGAAGCGGAGTCTCAAACTCCCCAGCGGGACGATTGGCCTCCGCAGCCTCCCGGTGCAATTTGAGAAGGACGATGACGTGCTTCTCGAATGGGTGAAGGCCAACCTTCCCGGCTATGTGGTAGTCAAGGAATCCGTTGCCTGGGGCGAACTGAAAAAGACCGTTACCGTCGTTGACGGCAAGGTGCTGACCGAGGACGGCGAGATTATTCCCGGTGTGACGGCGACGGAGCCGTCGGACGTATTCTATGTAAAAGGTGATGAATGATGACTGTCGAGGCCAACAACGTCAACACTCTGTCGTTGATCGAAAATGTCCAGATCAAGCAAGTCCAGCAGACGATGGAGAAAATCTATCAGTTTCAGTCTCTGGTACAGTCCCAGTTAAAAGAGGGGCACGATTACGGTAAAATTCCCGGCGCCGGCGACAAGCCCACGCTGCTGAAACCGGGGGCGGAAAAAATCCTCATGCTGATGGGTTTAACCTCCGAATACGAGATTACCGACAGCCGCCAGGACTACGACAACGCATTTTTCGCCTTCACCGTAAAATGCACCCTATTGAAAAACGGTCAGAAGATCACCGAGGGATTCGGCCATGCCAACACTAAGGAGGCCCGCTACTCCAATCGATGGGTGACGGAAAAAAACCTCCCCGACGGAGTGGACAAGACCATGTTGAAAAGCCGGGAGCGAAACGGCAAATACGGCAAGTTCAAAGAATACCTAATTGAAAATGACGACATTTTCACCTTAGTCAATACCGTTTTAAAGATGGCCAAGAAGAGGGCGCAGATCGACGCCACACTGACTGTGGCTAGTCTTAGCCAAATCTTCACTCAAGACCTAGAAGATTTCGCGCCTCCGGCTGCGGACCCGCCCGAAGAACTCGGCAAAGACCCCGGCAATTACCCGGTCAATATGAAGAACTACACCGGCCCGCTGAAAGGAATGAGGCGGGAGCAGATCGAGTGGCTCGCCACCGAGTACAAGGGGAAAGACAGTGGCTTGAAGGAAGCCGCGAAAGTTTTTCTGGCAAAACTGGACGACGCCGAACTGGAGGCGGCCATTGGAGGGAGCGGGGCGGTAGAGCAACAACCAGCTTGACCCAAAACTATGGGGAGGTGAGAAAGTGAATAGATGCAAAGACCTGACCCACGAATTGGCCTGCGCGCGCGAATCCCAAGAGGACATGAAAAACGCCGCGAAAGGCATTGTTCTCACGACCGAGGTAAACGGCCAGAAATATATCGAGAAATTCGATGCGACCGGCGGATTCGTTCTGTTTATGGACAGCCCTGACGACAAGCAGGTTTTTCGTTGCAGTTGCTCTCCCGGCTTTTTGGCCAATGCCGCGGTTAATCTGATGAACGCATTGAAAAGCGAATCGCCCCAGCTATTTGTCATGGCGCTGCTTGGATTGGCGGACGGCGAGCAGTAGCCGTTAATCAAGTCCGCTTGAAGGGGGGACGGCATGCAACATTAGGATTCATACAAGAACAACAGAGAGGAGGGATTTTATGGCAAGACAGAAAGGTCCGAAACAACCCAAAGGCCCGAAGTGGGCCGAAGCCCCGGAGGAGGTTCTGAAACTGCTGGCCCGCGTGATCGACGAGAAATTCTCCGGCCGGGGGCTGCAGGAAGCCGGCTTCAAGGTACTGATGAAAAACGGCATTGCTTCCAAGGGCCGGGTGTTGCCGGCGAAGATCAAGCTGCTCTCGGCGGAGGAACGGTTCGAGACGGGCAAGACATTCCGCCTCAACATCAACAGCGTGACGTGGGAAAAGGCCGCTTACGCCGAACGCGAACAAATCCTCGCCGAACAACTCAGCCGCTGCGACAAAGCCTTCACCGAAAGCGGCGAAACCCGCTGGTTCATCGCCGACTACGAGGTACAGGTGAACCCGGAAATGATCCGCCTGTACGGGCTGTACACGCCGCAACTACGCGATCTTCATAAGGCGTTTATGCAGCTTGACCTCGGCTTCGACGAAAAGCCCAAGGGGCCGAAAGCGGCCTAAACCTCACAGGGGAGTGGATGTTCTGCTCCCCTTCACATGCCGGGCGTCGGTAGCCAATCCGGCAACTGGCACAAACAGTTGGAGGGACGGCTGTGTTGATATGGTACAGGGCGAAGACGAGAAATTCTTTTCTGAAGCCCCAGGAAATCGAGGGGACGATGGAAATCCCCGACTTTGCCGACCGGATTGCCGAGGTGAAGCACGTCAAGCTGGCTGTCCGGGACAAGCACAATTGGAACTACTACGTTACGGAATACGGGGAAGTTAAGCGGGGGCGTCGGTTGGGGGTGTTGACCGATTGAGAATCGCGATTGTCGCCTTACTGCTGATGGTAGTGTTCGCTTACCAGGCCGCGGCGGCCAAGGAGGAAGCAGCGACGCTTCGCCAACAAGTCGCGGCCCAGGCGGCTACCATCGCCGATCAGCAACGCAAAATGGACGAACAGGCCCGACGCATTTATAACCTGGCGGGCACCGTCCGCGACAACCTGCGGACCATCGAAATTCTCCTCGGCGGACACGAACGGCCTTATCGCGGCAACGTCGTCCGCCGCACGTTCGAGGTGACGGCCTATACCGCCGCCGACTGGCCGGACAATCCCGCCTATGGGATTACGGCCAGCGGGTATCGCCTCTCCGAAGCCGACGCATGGAAGGTTGCCGCTGCGGACCCGAGGTATTACCCTACCGGGACGAAGGTTTATATTGTCGGCATCGGCGAGGTTACGGTGATGGACACCGGCGCCGACGTGAAGGGGCCAGGGAGGATTGACGTGTTCGCGGGGATGCAGAACAGGGGAGAGGCATTCGAGTACGGGCGGCAGGTTGTACCGGGTGTGGTGATAAGGTGAAATACAGCACAATCTATGCTGATCCGCCTTGGATGGAATCAGGGGGAGGTAAAATCAAGCGGGGCGCCAATCGACATTACCCCTTAATGAAAACCCGCGAAATCATAGCTCTTCCTGTCCGAGACATCGCCGCCGAGAACGCCCACCTGTACCTATGGACAACCAACAACTTTTTACCCGACGCCCTGGAAGTTATGAAAGCCTGGGGTTTCACCTATAAGACGATTATTACGTGGGTTAAGGACCGGCAGGGATTAGGGCAATATTATCGAGGCATCACAGAGCATTGCCTTTTCGGAGTGCGGGGCTGCCTGCCGTACAAGCTTTTAGGTGAGCATCGGCAACAGGGCATGACTGTAATCCAAGCACCCAAAACGCGACACTCTGAAAAGCCGGCGGAAATGCGAGCGATGATCGAAAAAGTAAGCTATCCGCCATATATCGAGTTATTTGCCCGACAGATAACGCCCGGTTGGGATGTCTGGGGTAACGAGGTAAACAGTAAGATAGCACTATTTTGAAACGGGGTGACACCATGACGATGACCTGCCCCGACTGTGGGGAAAGGTTCGATCCCCTCTGTATGGGACAATGCGACTACCATAGCGGCAAGTGTCAAAGCGGCGAGAAGCCGAGGATCAAGGCTCGACCGTGGGGCAATAGCACAAAGAAGCTTTGGCATCAACTCTGTGCGGCGAACAGGGAAAAAGCCGACTTGGAACGACAAGTAGCCGAACTTAAAAAGGCGCTCTCAGAGGCGCTAGGACGTGTCGAAGTTTCGGGAATAGTGGAAAGTATTAAGATGGGCTAATCGCGCAAAAGAACTATAGTTTTGCAAAGATAAACGGGGGCAGAGATAATGGCGCGACCTAAGAAAAGCGGACTGGATTATTTTCCGGTCGATGTTGATATACATGAAGACCCTGCTGTGGCTTTCGTCGAGGCAAAATACGGTGTCATGGCGTTCGGGCTGCTTATCCGTCTTATGGCTCGCATCTATCGCAACGGCTACTATCTTTTGTGGAGCGAACGCGAGCAATACCTTTTTGCGAAAGACGTTAATGTTGACATCATGACGACAAAAACCATAGTTAATGAGTACATTAACGAGGGTTTTTTCAGTCAGAAACTATACGAACAGTATGGAGTAATCACTTCACGCGGAATACAGAAGCGGTATATTAAGGCGGTTGACAGGCGTACCAAGGTGGTCATGTACAAAGAAGTTTTCCTCATAAATCCCGAGAAAGACGACGTTGACCTCAAAAACGTAACAATAACCCCCGTTTCTGCCGACGAAAACCCCTCGTTTATGTCAGCAGAAAACCCCCAAAGAAAAGAAAAGGAAAGTAAAGAAAAGGAGATAACCCCACCTATATCCTCCCAGGAGGAATTTGATGAGAAAATTTTCGACGGGTTAACCGTGCCTGATGATGCGAAGGCAGCTCATGACAAAATAACTGAATGGCTTGGTAATCTCGGCTACGATTGCCACAAGGAAATATGGGTTGATGATCGGGGAGACGGTAGGCGGGGGAGAATTGACATCGTTGCCAGTAATAATGCTCATACTTTGGCGATTGAGATAGATAGGCTTACCCCGCGAGAAAAGTCCGTATTCAAGCTAAAACAAGTGAACGGGGTCATAAGAATTATTCTTTTACGAGGTACAAGCGAAAAACAATCAATTCCTGAGATACAGGCAGTTTTAGGGATTCCGCTAGAAAGCGAAGAGGAACGAACTCCCTATCAGCAGGTACTTGACGAGTACAACCGCCTCTGCGTGAATATGCCGCGGGCCGAAGTGCTTTCCGAAGACCGACGACGATCAATCAAGGCCCGTATCAACGAATGCAAGGAACTGGGCGGTATCGAGGCCGTATTCCAGGTATTTCGCTACGCCAGTCAGTCACCGCATCACAACGGAAAGAACGACACCGGCTGGCGAGCAGACTTCGACTGGCTCATGGGGCCGAAAAACTTCCGCAAGATGCTGGAACGCGCCAGGTCAGGGACAAAGCCGGCCGGGGCAGGAAACGGCCAGCGTCCGTCGCGCATGGCCGGCGCCATCGCCGGGACGCGAGCCTTCCTGGAGGGAGCATGATGACCAAGGAGACTATTGCCAGGGTATTTTTAAAGCTGGCCCTAAATTACCGGGCGCAGTTCGATAATGCCGAGGCCGTCGCCGTGCAAAATCTCTGGTGGCAGATGTTCAAGGGCTACGACGACGAGGTGTTCGAGACGGCGGCGATCTCCATCATCAACAGCCTGCACTATTTCCCGAACGTCGCCGACATCCGCAAGGCCATCGAGGAGCTGCTGCGGGAGGATTCGGTAAAACCGGCGGGGATAGGCGGCTTTCTCGCAGCGACCGAACGTAGCGAGCCCACGGAATTTGGCCGACAGTGCGCTGCGCTCATCCGGCGGATGCTGGCCGGCGAAGACGTGAGCGCCGACCCGTTGTACGTACAGATTCGCGCAGACACGCTGGCCGAACTCGGACCCTTCGCCCGGGAGAGGTTTCCGCAGATCAGCGACGAACTCATACTAACCAACGAGCGGGAGTTTCGGGAGGCGAAGGAGTCTTACGACCTCTGCGGCCGTTGTATTTGGGACGTAAGGCAGTGCCCCATGAAGGGAAACGAGATCGTCTTGACGCCGCCGGCGCCGAACGGGCAGGTTGGGACGCGGACGCGGCCCTGTGTGAAGCGCCAGGAAATGAAAAAGGCGGGGTGAGCATGATTGTGATAATTATCCCCGGAATACCGCCGAGCATCAACCGATGGCCGGGCAACCCGTTCAAGCGCCAGCGGCTGAAAACCCTGTGGGAGCGCGAGGTCTGGGTGTCCGCGTATCAGGCCGGGGCGACGAAACTGCGGCTTGAGCGGGCGCGGGTGCGGATAACCTACTATTTCGCCGTGAACCGCCGGCGTGACAAAGACAACTATACGCCAAAAATGCTGATGGACGGGCTGGTCAAGGCCGGGGTGCTGAAGGACGACAACAAGGACCATATTGACCTGGACTGGGGATTAGCCCAGGGAATCCCCGAGCGGACGGAGATTGTGATCGAGGAGATATGCTGAGAAAGGGGCGTGCGTGGGCGTGGGGATAATTATCTATCGCGTCCAGGATAGCGATGGTCGCGGTCCTTGGAAGCCTGGATTTTCTCGCCTATGGGTGGAAGTCCGGCCCGACCACAAAAATTTAATCCCGTGGTATCAGGAATTTGGGCGTATTGACCACTTTGCTTTAACAGGGATGCATCTCGGCTGCGGTTGCCGAACAAAGGAGCAACTTCAGCGGTGGTTCACGCCGGGAGAGTATGCGAAGCTGTTCCTGTATGGCTATCAAGCCGTAGAAATGGAAGTCGGGCGTATCCTGGCGGAATCAGATACTCAATGCGTTTTTGAACGAGCCAAGCCTTTACATAAGGACGTAGCGATATTTGACCTATACACGACAAAAGGAGGGGGATCAGGCTATGGCTAACCACAAGCCAGTGCGTGACCTGGACGAGGCCATCGCCAGGTGCGAGAGGGAGCTTGAGGAACTTCGGGCGGAGAAGCGGCGCACGATTGAGCTTATCGAAGCGGAAGGCGAGGAATAAATGACCGGGGGAGGGACGAACGGTGAAACTGAAGCGCGAGACGCGGCGGCATATCGAAGCAGAAGTTCTCGACTACCGGGAAACCCTAAAGGCTATAGAGGAACTGCGGGCCGAAATCATTCACGGCAGGAAGAGGGAAGAATTGGGCCTGGCGGTCGGCAGCGGCTACGCCAGCAGTATAACCGAGCGGCGGGCGACGAAGCTGGCGGATCACGTCTTGCTCCGGGAAATGGAGCGTATCACCGACGCCATTCGCAAGGCGTACGAGAACGCCTCGGATGAGTGCCGCGAACTCCTTTTTGTGAAGTACCGGCTGCGAATCAACTATTACCCCGACGAGCAGCTTTTATATACGCTCGCCAACAAGCACCAAGACCTGTCGGTCGGCGAAATGTGCGAGATTCTGCACATCGACGAAAGCACCTTCCACCGGTATCATTCGGCCTTTATCTACAGCGTGGCGGAAAGGCTGGGGTGGTGGTAAAAAAATTCTGCGACTTTTTTGCAAGTTTTTCCGTGTCAAGTCGTGATAATATGATAATCAAGAAATGCCGTCGGTTTAATCCGGCGGTTTTTTATTTGGGGTGTTCGATTATGGCAAAACGCGAAGTAAAACTTGAAGCCGCTGATCGCAAACCAAGCCGTAAACTCAATCACAGGTACGCTTCCGACGTCGTGAAGAAAGACGGCAAGTGGAAGCAGATACGGGTGATGGTGGCAAAATGACCCGCATCACCAGGGCCGACTACATGCTGTTGCTGATATCAGGAATAAAGACCATCAGGAGGACGAAACACTCCTTCTGGATGACGGAGTGTTGAGGTGATTGACCGTGAAAGAAAATGAAAAGGAATACACGCCGACGGCGACCGAAGAGAAGCTGCTGGCGATTTTGCTCGACCCGCGGAACCGTATGAAAACCGTCGCCGCGATCTGCCGGGAGGTTGGCTGCAACCCCATTACATACTACCGGGCATTTAAGAAGCCGGAGTTCGCCGAGCTCTACCGGCAGTTGACGTTCGACCTCATCAAAGGCCACGTCGGCCCGATTGTCAACACCTTCGTGAAGTGCGCCAAGGAGGGCAGCTTCCATCACGGCAAGGTGCTGCTGGAAATGGCCGAAATGTACACCGAGAAGCAGCAGCACGAACTGACGGGCGACATCCACGTCAACTTCGGCATCCCGCGGCCTCCGAAAGACAAGCTGTTCGATAAGGGCGACGATGAGGACTGGGACGACGACAGGGAAGAACGGGATGGATAATGGCCTGGCAGGTCACGGTCCCATACGAGCCTAACCATAGGCAGGCTCTGTTCCATGCCTCGCCGGAGGAAGAGACGGTATACGGAGGCGCCAAGGGCGGCGGAAAAAGCTGCTCTCTTGTCATGGAAGCCCTGGCCTACTCGCTGGAGTACGCCGGCGCGACCTGTTACCTCTTCCGCGAAACGTACGACGATCTCGAAGCTAACCTCATCAACGAGTGGAAAGAGAAAGTCCCGCCCGAACTGTACACCTACCACGAATCTAAGCACGTAGCACGCCTGAGAAACGGCAGCCGCGTGCTTTTCCGTTTCATCCGCAATGAGGACGACGCGGCGAAATACCAGGGCAGGTCGATGGACTGGATTGGCGTCGATGAGCTTACGAAGCATACGAAGCGGGCAATTCAGATACTCCTTTCCTGCCTGCGCTCGCCGAAAGGGTTTCCGCCCCGCTTCCGGGCCACGTGCAACCCCGGCGGCATCGGCCACGGCTGGGTGAAAGAAGACTACGTCGAAGCGACCCGGCACGGCAAAGAGGTTGCCCGCGACGCCGTCACCGGCAACCGGCGCCGCTTCATTCCGGCCAGGGTGTACGACAACCATATCCTGATGAAGAACGACCCGGCCTACGTGAAGCGTCTCGAAAACTTGCCGCCGGAGGAGAAGAAAGCTTTCCTCTACGGAGACTGGGACGTCTTTATCGGCCAGGTGTTCTGCGAGTGGAACCGCGACTTCCACGTCATTGACCCGCGACCCGTCCCAAAAGAGTGGATGCGCTTCCGCTCTATGGACTGGGGCTTTGCCAAGCCTTACTCCATCCACTGGTACGCCGTGGACTTTGCCGGCATGGTCTACTGTTACCGCGAGCTCTACGGCATAAAGGAAGATATGGCCGATGTCGGCACAGCCGAAGACCCGACCGAAGTCGCCAAAAAGGTAAGGGAGTTGGAGAAGGGTGAGGATATCGCCTACGGCGTCGCCGACCCCGCCTGCTGGCAGGAAGACGAGCGGGTGAAGTGGGCCAATGGCGCCCGAACCGTTATCGACGCTTTCGCCAACGAGGGCGTGTACTGGATAAAAGCCAACAATGCCCGCATCAGCGGCAAGATGGAAGTTCACATGCGGCTTCGCGGCCACGGCAGGGACAGACCGGGCATCCGCTTCTTCAGCACCTGCCGACACATGATTCGGACGCTGCCTGCCCTGCAGTACAGCAAGACGCACGTGGAGGATGTCGATACCGATATGGAAGACCACGCCTACGACGACCTGCGGTACGCGCTGAAGAGCCAGCCGTGGAAGCCCGAACCGGAAAAACCCCTGCCCAAAGAAGACTACGGCCAGCGCCGGCGTCGCCAGTTTACAACCGCGTGGAGCGCATGAGGAGGTGCATTATGGAGCAGTTGACCCACGCACAAGCCCGCGAGCTCTTCCGTACCGGCGTTGACAAGCGCCGCCGCTGGGAGGAGGAAGCGGTCGAAGATTATAAATTCCGCTCCGGCGAGGGCCAGTGGTCGCCCGGCGACCAGCAGAAACTTGCCGCCGACGGCCGGCCGTGCGTCACCATCAATATCACCAAAGCCTACACAAACCTTCTTTCGGGCTACCAGCGGCTTAACCGCTACGACGCGCAGTTTCTTCCCCGCACCCGCGAGGACTTGGAGCGGGCGAAGCTTCGCGGCGCCGTATCCAAATTCGTGCTCGACCAGGCCGAGTACGACACGCAGGAGGCCGTCGCGTTCCTCCACTGCATCACTGGCGGCCTTGGAATACTCGACGTCGGCTATCGGGTGCAGCCGGATTCTTTGGACGGCGACATCTACATCAACGCCGACAGCCCGTTCAACTACTACCCGGACCCCGACAGCCGCAAGCCCGACTGGTCCGATGCGCGGTGGGTGGCGAAGGCGTGGTGGAGCGACAAGGAACCTTTGAAGCAGGTTTATCACGAGCACGCCGACGCTATCGACGCGGCCTATATGGAATACGACCTCGACGAGACGCTGGGGACGAACTTGACCGCCTTCGGGCCGGTGTGGTGGGACAAGACCACGAAGAAAGCCCGCATCGTCGAATTCTGGTACAAGGTTTTCGGCAGTCAGACTTACTACAAGCTCCAGAGCGGCCAGGTCATCCGCAAAGAGGAGGCGGACGCGAACGCGCTTTTCTATGTGGTGTCGGCCGCGACCGTGCCGTCGGTCAGTATCCGCGTCAAGGTTATGCTGGGAAACCTGGAGCTGGAGGATAAGCCTTCGCCGTACGAGCACGGCATGATCCCGTTCATCCCCATCCCCTGCGAATCCATCCTGGAAGCCGAGGCCATCCACGCCGGCATCGTCCGCGACATGAAGGACATGCAGCGGAGCATCAACAAGCAGCACAGCCAGCAACTGCACCTCATCAACACTAACGCCGGCCAGCAGTGGCAGGCTCCTGCTTCCGACAAGATGCAACTGGAAGACCTGCGCGAAAACGGGGCGCGGCCGAATGCGATCATCCGGTACCAGTCGGCCGACCAGAAAGCGAACAAGGTCATCGCGCCTTCCATCGACCCCGGCCTGGCGCAGATCGAGCAGCAGAGCTTAAACTACGTCGAATACATCACCGGCATCAACAAGGCCATGATGGGCATGCCGTCGCCGACCGCCACGTCCGGCAGGGCGAAGGAAATCGATCAGAAGCAGGCCATCACCAACGTCGCGCCGCTGTTCGACAACCTCCGGGCGGCGAAAAAGACGCTGTTCAAGATGCTGTGGGGCACAAAGAACAAGCGCGGCCTTATCCCGCAGTATTACCGGGACGAGCGCGTCATCCGCATCGTCGGCGAGGACGGCCAGGACGATTTCGTCGTCATCAACAAGCGCGTGCCCCAACTTACGCCGTGGGGATACGTTGACCAAATCGTCAACGACGTAAGCGTCGGCGAATACGACATCGTCATTACCGACACCCCGGCCACGCCGACCCAGCGGCAGGCGCAGTTCTGGGCGCTTGTGGACGCGGCCAACAAGCTCGGCATACCCGGCGAGCTCATCTTCGACATCCTGCTCGACGCCTCCGACCTGCCGCAGCGCGAACAAATAAAGCAGCGGTGGCAGGAGCGCCAACTTCAGGCCCAGATGCAGGCCAAGGCGGAGCAGGCGATGGCGGCCAGGGGCGTGCCGCCGGAAGCGTTCGTGCAGCCTGACCGGGCGATGACCCGCAACCGCATGGCGCAGGCGATGTGAGGAAGGGGGGAGTAGGTTGCCCTGCAAGAGAGGCAAACGCAGAGGGAAATAATTCAGCGCCGCCGGCTGAAACGGGCGAAAAACGAAAGGAGAACATCATGTCTGAGCCTATCCGGGCCGAGTGCCCGACCAAGTACCTCGGTATCCTGCCGTTCGATTACGATATCGTCGAAGACCTCGGCAAACAGGACAACGGCGCCCACAACGTCGTAGTGGAGTTCGAGGACGACAACCTCCAGCCGCAGGACGGCCTCCGCATCTGCGCCGACTTGCACGGCCCGAAAGTCATGGCGCTTCTGTTGTTCAACGGAACGCGCAACCTGAAAAGCTGGCCGCTTGTCAAGCAGATCGAGAACGATCCCGAGAAGAAGGGGCAGCCGACCTACGTAATGGGCGTGGTCCATGCCGAGCTGAAACCGCCCAGAAGAATCAACGTCCTGAAAAGGAAGGGTAGAGGCGACGCCGAGTAATCGGCGTCGTTCCTATTTGCGCCGCCGGCATACGGGCGTGGAGGTTCTATGAAAAGAGGAATCAGCAACTGTGCCGTAGCCGCGTTTCACTATCGGTACTGTACGGCCGACATCATCAGTCGCGCGCTCGCCGTGCTGCCGAAAGACGCCGGCCTCGCCGCCGTGAGGGACAACATCCGCGAAGGCCGGGTGGAGTTCCTTTTCGGCAGCAGCGAGTTCCCAGAGAACATGGTCGTCAGCAAAAAGCGCGTCGATTTCCCGATGATCCGGTTCGTCATCACCGACGGGCAGATAACCGGCTACGAAATCCCCAACGGGCCGCCGCCGAAACGGGCGAATTTACAGTGACGCCGACTTACGGGCGAAAGGAGACGGTATCATGCCTGACGACAAGCTGACCCCTGAACAGATCAGCGAAGTTGAAGCCAACCTCGAAGGCGTGTCCAAAGAGGTGGCCGACAAATACCGCGCGGAGTTCGAGGCGCTAAAGGGCGCGCAGAAAACGGGTGACGCCGACCCGGCCCCTGCTCCCACGGACAAGAAGACGGACGACGCTTCGCCGGCGCCGGCTCCCGCCGCACCTGCGGCGACACCGGCCGATACTGGCGCATCCAAGGCGGAAGACGACCTGGCGAAGCAGTTCCCTGACGGCAAGGTTCCCCTGGCGGCCTTGGTGGCCGAGCGCAGAAAGCGCCAGGAAGCGGAGGCGAAGCTGTCCGCCGCCGCACCTTCCCCGACGCCTGCCACGGCTTTCCAGGCACCACCCCCGTCGCCGACGCAGGCAAAACCCGAGGAATCGGCGTTCGACCCGAACAGCCGGGAATATGCCCGCGTGCTGGCCGAAAGCGCCGCCAACCTATGGCAGCAGAACAATCCCGACGTTGTTTTCGACGCCAACAACCCTACCCACGTTATCGAGTTGATGGATTGCCGGAAAACAGTGGAGGCTGCTTTCAACGACTTCCGGGAGTTCCAGCAGTACAGGCAGGCCAAGTCGGCCAAGCCTCCGCAAGAACCCGCCAAGCAGCAGTTCGTCGCGGAAGTGGTCGAGCCGCTGAAAGGCATCTACGGCGTACATTACCCGGCCATCGAGAAAATCGTCGGGGATATTCTCAAATCGGACCCACGCGAAAAGCATTTCGTCGTGGGTTCGATGCGTGAGGGGAACATGCAGCCGTTTTACGATCTCGTGCAGAAGGCCGCCGACCAATATCGGCAGACCCTGCAGACACCGGCGACCAAAACCCCCGCGGATAAAGTCGATGAAATCAACGCACTGCCCCGCACCGGCATGCTGCCGCAGGGCGACAAAGGTAAAGGCCGCACTAAGGCTGACATCGAGCGGATGATTGCCGACGGCAGTTGGGCTAAGCTGCCCGACGCCGAACGGGCGGCCATCATCGACCAATTCGGAGGGGGGCCGATCATCTAAGACCATGCAAAGGAAGTGAAATAAATGGCAGTAGGCGAATTTGCGATAACCGCACCGCTTACCCGCAAACTGTGGGAAGACGAAGCGTTCATCGCCGCAGAAACCGAATCGTTTTTCAAATCCCACGGCTTCATCGGCGATACCCCTAACAGCATCATCTACCGCAAAACCGACCTGACCAAAGAGAAGGGCGATTCCATCACCTTCGGCCAGCTCGACAAGCTCGATCCGACCGTGTACGTCCAGGGCGACAATACCCTGCGCGGCAACGAGCAGCAGGTCGTCCCGAACGATTGCACCGTTACGGTCGATCAATACCGCAACGGCATCGTCCTGGCCGGCAAGATGAATGAGCAGAAGTCGGCCATCAACATGCGCAAGGGCGCCCGCGATCTGCTGAAAATCTGGCTGGCCGAGTTCCGCGACTGGCGGTATTTCAACGTCCTGTGCGCCGACGTGGCGAGCGGCCGGCAGACCCTTTGCTCGGCAACTCATGCCACCGAAGGGACGCTCGACGCCAACGACAAAGTTACGCTGGCGTATCTTCGCAAAGCCCACCGGCTGGCCAAGAACGCCTCGCCGAAAATCAAGCCCATCAAGTACAAGGGCAAAAACTGGTTCGTCATAGTTTTGCACACCAACCAAATGCGCGATCTGCTGGACGACCCCGAAGTGCAGGCCATCCTCCAGAACGCCGCGCCCCGCAGCTACGACGACAACCCGCTTTTCGCCGGGGCCAACGTCATACTGCCGCTCGACGGCATGCTCATCTACGAGCACGAGAACATCCGCGTTACCACGACTGGCTCCGGCGGCATAAAGGTCGGCCACGGCCTGCTGCTCGGCTGCGCGGCCGTGATCGAGGGCATCGCCAAGGAGGCCATCTGGGAGGAAGACGACCTTATCGACTACCGCAACAAAGTCGGCTTCTGTACCGGCACCATCCACGGTGTGAAGCGCACCACCTTCAACGGCAAGGAATGGGGCGTCTGGAAAATCCTCTCGGCATGCGTCGATGACTAACTGAAAGGGGGCGGGGTAATCCCGCCCCACTCCTCCATGGAGGTGCAGTATGGACACCGCTGCAATCATCACCAAGGCCATCGCCAACACCTACCGGGCCGACATCGACAGGGCGCAGGCTCTCTTTTACCTGAATACCGCGCGGAAAGAGATCATTCGCGACAACGACATACCGCGCTTTTACCAGTATATCGAAAACGTGGCGCTCGCCGGCGGCAAGTTCTCGCCGTCCGCGCTAGACATAAAGAGCATCAAGGCCGTCGAAAGCAGCAAGGCCGGCAGGATTGAACTGCTGGACAAAATAAGCGACTACCGCACGGCTCGGATAATATACCCCGATTTTACCGTCGCCGGCGACCCTCTTCATTACCTGGAGCGCGGCACGGAGGTCATTATTCTTCCGCAGCCGGCCGCCGGGACGACAATCAACGTCCTGGCCGAAGTGTGGCCGTCCGACCTCGCCGACAGCGAAACGGCCGGCGACATCCTGACCGTGGAGATACCGGAAATCCTGATTTACTTTGTTACGGCCGAGATATTCAAGGACAAGGGCGAGCCGGACAAATTCGCCCAGTGGCGGCAAGACGCGCAGGGGTTGCTGAACACCTACATCGAGCGCAGCCTGGCCGACGAGGCCCACGGCGCGCCGATGTTCGTCAAAGGGTACTACTGATGCCGCCACTGGACGTTCTCCTGGGCGACTTAACCCAGTTTCAGCCTGACGAAGAAGGGGTGATGTTCGATGACTGATGATCTTCTCGATTTTATCCACAATTTTATCCACAATCATCCCTGGCTGATTATCCGCGGGAGGTGAGGCGCATGAAACGCCGTCGTTAAGACGGAGGGGGCCGTAACGGCCCCCAACCCATTTTTGAAAGGAGTGTGTCATCGTGGCATGGCCTAATATAGACGTCAATACCCCGTCTGGAAGCGAAAAGAAAAAATTCGGCGACGACCGAATCAGGGAGGTAAAACAGAATACCGTTGACGCTTTCCAGGCGATTTCCAACTACAGCCCCGGCGGTTCAAGGCCGGCCCTGCGTACCGCCGTGTGGACGACCGCGACCCGGCCGAGCGGGCCGGAGCTGGTGGACAGGGTAAGTGGGTTTAATAACGAGCTGGGCTGCAAAGAGTATTACGACCTTGTCAATGAAGAATGGGTGCGGGAAAGTCCCACAAAAACCCATACCCACACAGGCGATTCCGACGGAACGCAAATTCCTACCGGGGGCATCGTCGATAAGGCGGTTACTACCGAGAAACTTGCCGACACAGCAGTCACGACCGAAAAGATAACAGATGCGGCTGTCACGACGACGAAAATAGCCAACGGCTCTGTTACTGTTGATAAAATGGCGGCCGGCGCACTGAACGGAAACATAGCCATCCTAACCGGCACGATTTCCCACGGAGGGACAATTCCTCTGCCGATCGGATACACGGAAGCTCAGTGCTTTTGGATGGTTTCGCTTAGAACTCAAACAGTAGACGACGATGATACTGTGCGATGCTATACTGAAGGCCGCACTGTCCACATTTATACTTCGCAGCGCGGCGGCGGAACGGCCAATTACATTATTATCGGCATCAAGTAAAGAGACAAAACCATCCTATTTGCCGGTAACGGTTAAAATGAAAGTTATGTCGGTGGCTCGTATTATGAACGACAGATAACGTTCCCAGAATCGCCGGAAGCCGTCGAAATTGTTGATTAGTGCTTGTAAGCCGAATATTTGCCACAAACCGCGTAACTTAACGGAAACATTGCACTTGAACTCCAATCCGGTATAATAGCCGATTCGTTCAGGTTCAAAGGAGAAGGTGGAAAGATGCCATTTGTGAGTGAAGTCGGAAAAAGAATGGACGTTTGAGTAGTGGGGAGTTACGATTGTAATTTTCCCTCCAGGAGCGGTTATCCTGAAAACCTCGGCAAGAAAACGTCCCGGATCGTCCAAGTGCTCGATAATGTGGCTGGCTAACACTTCCTCAAATTCATTATCTTGAAAAGGATACGGAAAAACATTCAAGTCATGTAAGATATCCGGCTTGAATTTGGGAAGAATGTCGACTCGTAAGAAACCAGGTAAACATGAGCCACCACAACCCAGATTTACCTTATTCACCATATACCTCCTTAATTTCAATTATATTCAAAGGCATGTGTGTCGACAAGGCGGTGGAAAAATGAAAAAGCTGCCGGTTATCGCCCCGGATGGAGGCATAAATAAAGATACGCCGATATTTCTCATTCCCGACAGGTCTTGGTCTGACGGCCGAAACGTCCGCTTCGGGAAAGGATACGTCGAAAAGGTGAAGGGCTATAAGCCCTTTTTAAATTTCCCCCCGGCGTGGGCCGCCGAAACCGCTTACAGCGCAGGAGCATACGTCGTTCCCACCGTTGCGAATAATCACGTATATAAATGCACCACCGAAGGGGTAAGCGGCACGAGCGAGCCGCCCTGGACGACCGGCGCGGGCGATACGATCAACGACGGCACCGTCGCATGGAAAGAGGTAGGAGTGAACAAGCTGTCCGGGGTACTCATGGCGATGGACAATTACTATAAATACAACGGCGACAACCATCTGCTCGCGATTACCACTACCAGCGTCTTCGCATACGATCCCGAGAACAACGTGTTACGCGACATTACCGGCGCGACGCCGCTGCATGGGACGACCGAATACCCCGTCGTAACAGAGAACGCGCAGAACTATTTCGTCTTCACGAACGGGGTGGACCCGGTAAAATACTGGGACGGCGAAATGGCTTCAATCGAAAACCTTCCGGGATTATGGGCGCCGGATGTCTGGCAGGCAAGCACGGCTTACAACGAGGGGGATTATGTGCGGCCGCCTGTTTCCAACGGGCTTATTTACCGCTGCACCAGTGCCGGCGCTTCCGGGGGTGTGCAGCCGACCTGGCCGACTTCCGGGATGGTTGCTGACGGCACTGTCGTGTGGAGCGTGGCGGGTTCGTACGGGTGCGAGCCCGCTCCGGGGGAGGCAGCGCCCACATTCGTCCGCTGCAAGACGCTGTTTTATTTCAAGAACTTCCTCCTGCTGGGCAATACAATCGAGGACGGAAACCGCCGCCCCCAGCGTATCCGATGGAGTTGTCTCGGCGATATCACGCGATGGAGAAACGTCGAGAACGATACAAACCAGCAACAGGCAGGCTTTGGCGATTTGAGCGACGACGTTTCATGGGTGCAGGCAATGCGACCTCTTGGCGACTATGTCGTCGTATACAAAGAGAGGGCAATCCAGCTCATAAACTACGTCGGAGGGAGTTTCGTCTGGAACAAGTGGCCTGCCATAATCGGCACAGGGGCGCTCTCTTCGAAGGCGCTCGTCGACCTAGGCGACGAGCACATATTCGTCGGCAACGACAACATATATTCTTTCAACGGCCGCGATCCAGCAATAGCCGGCGACGACATCGCAAAAGAGTTCTTTAGAATCCTCGACCCGGATAAGTACGAGCTTATCACGGGTTTTTTCATTGAGGAGATACCGAAACTGCTTTTTGCCTTCGTAAGCACAACCAGCCCGGACGGATATCCCGACAAGGCTATATCCTACAACACCGATACCAAAGCGTGGTCGATCCGGGATCTTCCCATGACGGCGTTCGGGTACTACAACCGACGAATCGACGGGACGTGGGATGAGGACGAGGAAACCTGGGATAGCGACGACACCGAATGGGACGGCAGCATAAATCTCGCCAACGCGCCGATAAATCTTAGCGGAGACGCAAACGGAAACATTTTCGTGCTTGAGGGCAACAGCTTCAATGGAGTAGCCATCGACGGCTTCCTCACTTCGAAACTCTTTGACATGGGCGCGCCGGACAAAATTAAGCGGCTTCTCAGGATTCAGTTCATGATTTCCAGGGAGGGGCCGTATAATCTGACTGTCCACGTCGGGGCGGCGGCCAATGTGGACGAGCCGGTAACGTGGTACGGTCCATACAATATGAGTCTCGACAGGACATATCCGCCGTGGGTCGATGTTGATATATCGGCCCGGCATCTGTGTGTCAAGCTCGGCACCCTCGGCGCGGACAAGCCTTTTAGGCTGACCGGTTATATTCTCTACTACGAGCTGAGGGGTGATGTTTAGTGCCGATCAATCAACTCCCGCCGACTCCGAATGTAGGCCCGGAAGTGCCGAACAGCCTCTGGAAGTGGCTTATCGAAATGGGCAACCGCATCCGGGCTCTTATCGACTGGGCCAATAGATACGTTGCACCTTCGGGCGTTGAGGCCCACGCATCGACCCACGCAAGCGGGGGGAGCGACGAACTGACACCAGCGGCGATAGGGGCGGCGGCTGACGATCATACCCACACCGCGCAGATTCCCGCCGGCGGGATTATAATGTGGTCCGGCTCGATTGCGAGCATCCCGGCGAGTTGGTATTTGTGCAACGGCGAGAACGGCACACCGGACCTTCGCAACAGGTTTATTGTCGGCGCCGGCCAGGACGGCGGAAGTTATACCCCGGGTAATGACGGAGCGGGAACGGGATATTACGCTCCCGGCGCAACGGGCGGCCAGGATAAACATACATTGACCATTGCCGAAATGCCGAGCCATAACCACACGAACATGGCCATAAATATGGCCGGAGCAACGTATAACGGAGCGGTAGCGGGCGGCGCTTATAGCGGTAGTTGGACAACGAACACCGCATCCAACTACAGCGGCGGCGGCCAGAGTCACGAAAACCGGCCATTGTATTACGCTTTGTGCTTTATTATGAAGGGTTGAGCCATGACTTTTGAGGAAATGGTGGGCGACTACTGCCGTCGGTCGAAAGCAAAGCACACGCCCGCAGAAATCGCCTACATCGCCGGCAAGAATCACGTCATCGCCACAGAAGACGGCTTTGTCGTTTTTTCCTGGGTCTTGGATGAATTCCATTGCCTCTTCGCTTACGCGGCTCCTGGACGGAAATTTGCGCCGATAAATGCCATGCTTGAAGAGTATGCCAGGGCGAACGGGATAAAGTGCATCAAGTTTCTCACCGACCGGCCGGAAGTGATGGGCCGGCTTTTTCGCGGGTACAAGCCGGTGGCTACATTGATGAGGAAAGAGGTGATTTAGGTGGATGATATTTTTGGGAGCGAATCGACCACGACCCAAACGGTTGAGCCGTTTTCCGGCCTGTACAAGCAGTGGTACGAAGAATTTCAACCCTTCGTCTACAGCCGCGCCACACAGCCGATAACCTACTCCGGCAAAGTCTCGGCGGGGCTGAACCCGACGCAGCAGGCGATGATAGGCAAGCTGGCCGGGTATACAAACAACCCCACGCTGGCCGCGTATGCCAGGGGTGACTACATCGACCCTACAAAAAACCCTTACGTCCAGGGCATGGCCGAGCAGATCAAAAAGCAGACGGCCGAAACGTGGGGGAATATCGGCGACCAGATCAACACCGCGGCCAACAAGACCGGGTTTTGGTCTGGCAGCGGGCGTTTCAACGCACTGGAGGATGCGCAGAAAGACCTCGCCGAAGCCGAATCCGGCGCATTGGCAAGCCTTTTCAACACCGCCTATCAGCAAGGCGTGTCCAACATGCTCCAGGCCGGCCAGCAGCAGCAGAGCGCGGCGCAGGCGGCCCTCCAGGGCGGCAACGTCCAGTATCAGGTCGAACAGGCGGCGGCCCAGGCGGAATACCAGAAGTGGCTGGCCGAGCAGGGCTTGCAGAATAACGCCATCAGTCAGTACCTGTACTACCTGGCGACCGGCAAAAATCCGACGACGACCACGACGACCGAGGAAAGCGGTCTGGGGGGCATCATGGGTTCGCTGGCCGGCGGGTGGGCGTCCACCTGGGGCAAATAGGAGGTGGCACTATGAAATTCGACGACGCCTTTGCGCGTGCGTACGAACTGGGCTTGCGGCGCCGTTGGGAAAAGGAGAGGGAAGAAAGGGAGAGGGCGCAGCGGGAACAGATGGGTAAGGCCCTGCAATCTATGTACCCTGAAATGGTTCTTTCTCCTTACCAAGAGCGGGCCGACGCCTTCGCCCGCGATGCCGCCGCCGTTATCGACGCGAACAGTTCGACGCTGGCCGAAGCCCTTCTCGGCGGCACGGAGGCCCCCGAGGCGCAGGCCGCCATGCAAAGGCTCGGCGGTATGCTGGAGGTGGGGCGCCAGCCGATAGTGGCAGCCCTCGATTCCGCCAGACAGCGGGCGACGAGCGTACAAAAGCTGCCTGGCGAGGTATTCATGCAGATGTTCCCTTATTTGCTGCAGGTGGAGCAGCAGAAGGAGGCGCGGTTCAAGGATGCGCAGCAACGGGCAGCGATGGAGGCATACCGGGCTTCGCTCTCCTCTGAACAACGCAAGATATTCGACGCCAGTACGTATGCGAAACCGGACGTTTTGAAGCTGATGTTCCCGCAGGACTCGTACGGCGGCACCGGCGGCGTAATCTACAACAAAAACACCGGGAAAACGGTCTACGAAAAACCGGCGGCGATCAATTACCACTACACCACCGACGACGACGGGAACGTCTGGCAGATCAACCCGCAGACCGGCGAGAAACGAAACCTCGGTCCTATCGGAAAATCGCTGGCCGGCGGCTACGACAAAGTGCAGATCGCCCAGGCAAACAGGGACATTGCCGCCCACAACAAGGCTTATCAGGCCGCGCTCAAACTCGATCCCGACGCCGACGAAACCAAGTTGCCGACGTACGAGGCCGCGCAAAGAGCCCAAGCATACCTGTCTGGAGCGATGCCTTACCAGGCAGGCGACCGGCAGCCGGCAGGCGAGGGCATGAGCCCGGTAATAAAACGGTTCGCCGAGGAACTGAACTACGACATCGAGACGAAGGGGCCGGACTTTGCCCGCCAATGGATCAAGGCTAACGCCGACGCTCTGCGGCAGAGAGGCATCGACCCGGATATCGCGTTGACGTGGATTCCGTAAAGGAGTGGGAAAATGGCTGGACTGGACGATTTTCTGGCGCAAACTTCAAATATGCGGCATACCGGGCGCGGGCTCGACAGTTTCGCCAAGGAGTTTTTCCCGGCGGTGAATTCAATCGAGCGCCAGGAAGTCACGCCGGCCATCGGCGAACTGCCGACCGACACCACGGTACAGCCGGGGTTCCTGGTCAACGTCGCAAAAGACCTGCGCAACAAGCTCGGCCAGTGGTGGCAGGGGGCGCAGGCCGGCGGGGCGGAAGTCCTCCGGGCGGCGAAGCAGTATCCCGTATCCATGAGCAGCGCCGAAATGCCGGGCGGGGCTGGTCTGACGCCGGAAGACCGGGCGGCCATCGACTACAACCGCCAGGCGGTGGAGAACTTCACGAACGAAACCGTAAAACCGGTCGCTTATACGGCCGGTTTCATCGCTCCCGCAGTGGCGGCACCGTTCCTCGTCAGCGACGCCGCGCAGATCGCCAAGGAAAAAGGCCCGCTGGAGGTTGTCAAGGAATTCACCGGCTACAATACCGTCGCCAAAGCCATCGAGAACCCGAAAGAGTTCGGGCGGCGGTTTTACGAGAAACCTTTGACCACCGCCGCCGAACTCGTGCCGGCCGCGCTTATCGGGCGGGCCGGGTACAAGGGACTGAGGGGCAAAGTCAGGGAGATAAAAGAGGGCATCGAGGCAAGGGCCGAAAGGGGGCTCGACAGTTTCCTCAAGGATTTGGAGCCCGCCGAGAAAGCCCCCGCCTTCACTGTCAAGGAAGGCGTGGACTTTGGCGGCCTTAACGCGGAAACGCAGAACCGCGTCCGTGCCCTTATCCGCGACTACAACCGCGAGTTTCCCGACGATACCCTGACGATCACCGACGCCATGCGGCCGGCCGACGCCGGGTACGGGAGCTCGACGAGCTACCACAAAGCCGGCGCGGCCGTCGATTTCGCTTCCGCCGGATTGGAGGCCGATCCGGCCAGGCGCGCCCGCCTCATAGAGCTCGCCAGGGAACACGGCTTCATTGAGGTTTTGGACGAGTACGCCAGCCCCAGCGAAGGCGCCACCGGCGGGCATGTGCATATCGGCGGCCTTGGTGAGAGTCGGACTGTGGCAGGCGCGAGGCAGGAAACGCGTAGGGAAGCCGTGCAGGAGACCGAATCGTCCGCCGCCCGCCTCCAGGAGCTTGCCAGCGAGGCGCTGGACAACGAAGACTTTGCCACCGCCGCCGACCTGTTTGAGCAGATGGGCAGCCCCAAAGTGGCCGCGCAGCTTCGCAGGGCGGCGATGGCTAAGACGGAGCCGGAAGTGCGGGCGATGGCTACGCCGGAGGTAGAGCAGGTCGGCAAATTCATCGACGATACCCTCGCGGACAAGAAATTCAAGTGGATGACTTATCGGGACGTTACGCCGGAAGAGGTTGCGGTCATCAAAGAAAAAACCGGCCTCGACGTGACCGGCTATAAGCACGAGATAACAAATGAAGCTGCCAGGCATATTCTTAGGGAACATAGTAACGCAGCGTTAGAAAAAGAAAGAGGCCAACTACCCGTAACGGTAAAGGACATTGCATCTATCCCGGAAATCGTTCGTACTGCTGACGCCATCACGCCCGGCGGATTAACAAAAGACGGTCTACAGACCGTCTTTTACCAGAAAAAAGTAAACGGGTATGCGTATTTGCTGGAAACAGTTCAAACGGGGAGACAGACCCTACGGGTAAAATCAATGTGGAAGACATCTTCTGCGCGAGTCGTGCCCGAAGGTGGCCCTCCTCAAACGTCCTCATCGGCGGGTAGTCCGCCTGCAATTCCCGAACGCAGCCTGACATCTTCCACCTCCAATATAATTGACGCCGCGGCGACAGTCAAGAGCGACATTCGCCCCATGGCCGCGCCCGCTTCCACCGTTAGTCCGTCGCCCGCCGGTAGGCCAATCGGGCCCATACTCAGGAAGCAGATTCTCGATGCCGTCGAAGACCTCTTCACCAAAGTATGGACCGGGCGCATAAACCGCCAGCGGGTTCTCGGGTGGTTCAACACCCGGACGGAGGCCATTCGGCTGAAAGATTACGGCGACCTGCAGACGGTCGGCCATGAGGTCGGCCACTTCCTCGACGAGACGAAGCTGAAACTGAGCGACGGGGCATACGCTGCCGAAAAACTCCTGCCGAAAGCGCAGCGGGTGCTGGACGCCGAACTGCAGACGCTGGGGGCCCGGACCTCCATGAAGTCCTACACGAAGATGCAGGTTCGGAAGGAAGGCGTCGCCGAGTTCATGCGGGAGTACATCACCGACAAGGCAACGGCCGAGGCGAAGGCGCCGAACTTCTACCGCCATTTCGAGGGCGTGCTGGACAGTCACCCGGAGATTCGCGCCAGCCTCGACAAGCTGAACGGCATGGTCGGCCGGTGGTACGGGCAGGCGCCCGAGGCCCGAGCCCGCAGCGGCGTATCTTTCGGGTACGAAGAGCCGAAGCCGTCGATCATCCAGCGGGCAAAGGATACATGGATGGGCGTTTACGAGAAGATCGTCGACGCGAAGGTCGGCCTGGCTGATTTCGTCAAGAGATACGAGCAGGCGATGGGCGAAAAGGTGGCTGCCGAGAGCGACCCGTACAAGCTAGCGAGGGCAGCGCACACCGGCGCAACCGCGAGGGCGGAACTCCTCGTCGAAGGCGCGAAGCCCAGCCTCATCCGGCAGACGCTCAATAAGTTCTACAACGGTATCCTGCCGCACGACGTTACCATGCGGTCCATCATCGACAAGCTGAACGAAGCCGGCAAGGAGCTGGACAGGACGCACCCGGAATACCTGAAACGCGGCAACTTCACCGACTGGCGGGAAGCGTTCGACACCTACATCGTCGCCCGCAGGCAGATCGAGATTCAAAAGACCAAGCCGAAGTACAAAGGCCCGATGTCGCCCCAGGACGCCGCGGCGATGGTGCGGAACGCGCCCAAGCAGTTCGAGGCCATCGCCAAGGACTTCTACGACTACGGCGACAACCTGCTCAGAATAGCCGTGGACGGCGGCTTGGTCAGCCGGCAACTGTATAACGAGTTGAAGACCAAGTACCAGAATTACGCCGCGATGGCGCGGGACTTCTCCGACGAGGCGGCCGGCGGCGGACTATTCGGCGCCGGCAGAGGCTTCGGCAATGTGCGCAAGGTCATCAAGTCGCTGAGTAAGGGCGGTTCCACCCGGACGGTCGTAAGCCCCCTGGAATCCATGATCCGCAACACGTACGTCACGCTCAATCTCGTCGAGCGCAACCGCGTCGGCCAGGCTTTCGCCAAACTGGCGGAAAAGCAAGGTTCCGGTCAGTTCGTCGAAGCGGTGACTGGAGCCGGCGACGCCAACAAGAGCATCTTCACCGTCTGGATCAACGGCGAGCGAAAAGCCTTCCAGACGACGCCGGAAGTCTACCGGGCGATTATGAGTTTGAACGAGGAGGGCGCAAGCTTCATCACGAAGCTGCTGTCGGCGCCGGCGTCATGGCTCCGCGCCGGGGCAACGCTCTCGCCTGAATTCATCGTCAAGAACCTCTCCCGCGACGCTTTTTCGGCCGCGATATACTCCAAGGCCGGCTTCGTCCCCGGCTACGACACCATCCGTGGACTGGCAAAGGTCATCGGCGACGAGCAGGCGTATCTGGAGTACAAAGCCTCCGGCGCGATGCGCTCGACGCTTACCGCGGTTGACCGGCAGACTATGGTGAGGGAGATTGAGAGGTTCGTCAAAAACAAGCCGAACCTGAACCCGCTCGAAATTCTCCGGGCGGTGAACGACCTCGGCGAATCGGCGACTAGGCTGGCGGAGTTCGCCAAGGTTCGGGAGAAAGGCGGTTCAATCCTCGAAGCCACGCTGGCCGCCAAGGACGTCACCATCGACTTCAGCCGGGCCGGCTCCTTGGGGAGAGGCTACAACCGGATAACCGCCTTCTTCAACGCCGGAGTGCAGGGTGTAGACCGTATGGCCAGGGCGTTCAGGGAAGACCCGCTCGGCACGTCTGGGCGAATCGCCATGTACATCACGGCTCCTTCGGTTCTGCTGTGGCTGTACGCGCACGACGATGTGCGCTACCAGGAGTTGCCGGCATATCAGCGCGATCTCTTTTGGTGCATCCCCACCGGCCGGAAGCTCACCCGCGAGGAATTCGACCGCCTGCTGAAGTCCGGCAAGAGCCGGGAGCAGATACTGGCCGAAGCCGGGCCTATCCTCCGCATCCCGAAGCCGTTTGAGCCCGGCATAATCTTCGGGTCCGGCGCCGAACGGTTCCTCGATTGGTGCATGAAGAACGACAGAGCGGGCGTCAAGGCGTGGGTGAAGTCGGCCCGCGACGGCCTGGTGCCGAACTTGCTCCCGACCGCGGCCGTGCCGCTTATCGAGTGGAACGACAACTACTCGCAGTTCCTTGACCGTCCCGTCGTCCCGCAGCGGGAGGAGAAGCTGCCGGCGAAACTGCAATACGGGCCGAACACGTCGGAGGTCGCCAAGTTCATTGGAAGAGTTACCGACACCTCCCCGCGCAAGGTGGAAAACACCATCCGGGGGTATACCGGCGGCCTGGGCGGCGTGGTGCTCGGCGGCGTGGACATGGTGGCCGGCAAAGACCGGCCGGAGCGGCGATGGTTCGAGCAGCCGGTGGTTCGGGCGGCCTTCGCTTCTCCCTTCGCCGCGCCGGAGAGCGTCAAGCAGTTTTACGACACCCTCCGGGAGCAGGAGGCCAAACTGGCCGAGTACAGGCAGACAAGGGTTAAGCCCGAGGGGTACGAACCGGCGCTACTTTCCCGGCTGCGGACGGCCAACGAGACGCTGCAGCTAATCCATCAAAGAGAACGGCAGGTTCTGAGCAGCAACATGAGCCCCGAGACGAAGCGCCGGGAGCTCGACAAGCTGACCGTCATCGAAGTGAACGCGGTGCGGAAAGTGCTGGGGAAATAAAAAAGGCGGGGGCCTATGCCCTCGCCTTCTCCCTTAACTTTCGGTAAAGACACTGCAATGGGTAAATAACCATTAAAGCCACGGCGATGTAACCGGCGATCTCGGTTACGGCACCCCAGACGAATGTCAGGATGATTACCAGAGGCAGGCCGACGGTGTAGAAAAGCGCCGCGTTTTTTAATTCCTGCAAGGCTATCACCTCTAACCACATTATACCATGACGAGGGGAGGCGCGAACAGTGGGCGTGGAACAGGAGAGGGGGGAAGGAGATGGGAGAGGACAAGATTAGCGTCGAGTTGGCGAAGATGTCGCCGCCGATTGTCGTCACGGCAGGGGCAAAGGTTGGGTTTTTTACCCTGCAGGACTGGCAATGTATCGTGACAATCATCTATGCCTTTCTCGGCATCCTCTACCTTGGCCTGAAAATTTGGCGCACCTGGAAGAATCGGAATAACTAAGGGGGAGGGCATTCATGGAATTGATTTTCGATATTCTTACTTGGTTTGAGCAGCACCTGGCATGGGCGCTGCTCATTCTTTTGGCCGCCGTCAACGTCCTTGTGCTGGCCGTTCACTTAGCAGGAAAATATTTCCGGGAAAACGGTCTGCCGCCTGGACCATTCAAGGACAATGTGGACAAAATCATCTATAAAATCGACGAGGCGTGCGATAAAATGGACAATCCCGCAAAGAAAGCCCAGGCCGTTATGCAGATGCAGCAACTTCTCGGATGGCTCAGAAAGTTCATTCCCGGCGTGCTTGTCGGTTGGATTATCGACGCCGAAGTCGCTTTTATCCGCAAGGTGCAGCGGGCAACCGATACTCCAAATGTGCACCAGGAAGAAGGGCAATCAAATGGCTAAATTCTGTCTCGACCCCGGTCATGGCGGCTCCGATCCGGGGGCGGTAAGCCCGAGAACCGGCAACCGGGAATGTGACATCACACTGGCAATCTGCCTGCAGATAAAAGACTGTTTGGAGCCGTTAAGTCATGAGGTTGTACTGACGCGTTACGACGACCGGGACGTGGCGTATCCGGGAGCGTCAGCGAACGAGGAGCTACAGGCGCGTTGCGATGTGTCGAACGCTTTTATGGCGGACGTTTTCCTGTCGGTCCATTGCAATTCATTCGCCGTTGAGTCGGCCGTCGGCACGGAGACGTATTGGCAACCTGGGAGCCCGGCCGGTCGCGTTCTCGCCAAGAACATTCACGACGAGCTCGTCGCTTTAGGGCTTGTTGACCGCGGCACGAAAGAGAAAAGCCACTACGTTACCCGAAACACCATTGCCGTGGCCGCCCTGGTCGAGATCGCTTTCCTGTCTAACCCGGACGATGAGGCTAAGCTGGCCGATCCTATCTGGCAAGACATGTTCGCGCAGGCAATAGTCAACGGCTGCCTGCGGTTCATAGGGTAGGGGGTGATGAAGGTGGATCGCGACACAGACGACATCGCCCGCGGATGGGAGGCTATTAAGAGCAAGTACGGCGGCCGAGTAATCCTGGTCGCCGTTCTCTTCGCCGTCCTCGTTGCTGCCACCGTCTGGGGTTACAACCACTGGCATCAGCCCCAGCCGGTGACGTACGAGCCCCAGCAGCACGCCGAGACGCCGCAAGGAGTCCAGGCAGCCGCCGACAACGCCGGGGTGCATATCTCGTCCGGCCAGGCTAAGGCTGCTGCCAATGCCATCAAAGAGGCGGCGACACGGCCGCCCGATCAGGTCGTCCAGACCATCGGCGCCGGGATGACGCAGGCGCTGGCTGATAGCCGTAAGCAGACGGGGGCGCAGGTGCAGATCGTCACGGACCCCGCAAGACCGGACAAGAAACCGGAGAAGCCGGCCGATGAGCAGTCGGTCAACTTGAACGTGTACAATATCAAGGCATATCCGAGGCACCTTCTGGAAGTGACCGTCTACAAGAACGCCGCCGACGTAGCATATATGACACGGGTGCAGGTATTCGGCGCGACCGGCTACCTCGGCCCGGTGGTGAGCTACGACGCCGACCGGGCGGGGAGTAAGACGAGAATAGGGATAAGGTTATCGGTGCCGCTGGATTAAGCGACGAAGCCCCGGCCCTGATGACCGGGGCTTTTTTTGTTCATACGCCTCTATTTTCCATAGCAATCCTGCACTTCGAGCAGATAGCTTTCCCTTTAAACCTTGTTATTCCCGTTGTGCTGTCGCAGAAGACACAGGAGTATTCATATTTTCGCAAAATGATTTTGTCCTCATTGTAAAAAATCTCAACCGAGGCACCTTCTTTTAGATCAAACTGTTTCCTGATCTCAACTGGAAGAGTAATACGGCCAAGGGGATCAGACTTTCTTACAATACCAGCTTCTTTTATTTATAATTCACCTCTTGTGACATTATAAATTGAACGGCCCAACAGGTCAAATTGTATACAGGCGGATGAAGACTACGAACCCTCGGCATGGCCGGGGGGTTATTTTTACGCCCGACAAAAGGCAGGAGAATACGGCGTTTTGACGAATTTTCCAAGCGGGAAATGGCTGGTATTCGGAGCAATACCCGGCGATTGCCGGCAGGGAGGTGTTATCGTGAAGTTGTTCCGGGCGGCAGGGTTATTCTTTTTCGTTTTGGCTGCCGTCTTCCTCGGGGGGGCTGACGCGCAAGCGGCGGAATTATGGGCGACCGATCCGGCGAACGGCACGAAAATTTGCGTTGTGTCCAAGGCCGACGGTGTGACGCTGGTGTCGGCGAACTGGTCGGGGCCGGCGGCGGGTGGCCTGGCCGAGGGCCAGGGGACGCTAGTCTATGTGTATAAAGACAAGTCCGGCAAGGAGATAAAAGCCCAGGGCGACGTCGAGATGAAAGCCGGCAAGCTGAACGGCAAGGTCAGTATCAATTGGTCGGACGGAGCTTCTTATGACGGCTACTACCGGGACGGATGGCGCAACGGGCAGGGTATTTACAGATGGCCCGACGGCAAGGTTTACGAAGGCGAGTGGAAAAACGGCGTCCGCGAGGGCAACGGCGTTGTGAAGGATGCCGCCGGCAAGGTAATCCACGAGGGACTTTGGAAGGACGACAAGCCGGCGGGCGAGTCCGCCGCGGTAGGCCCAGCGGGTGCACTGAAGGCCGACAAGGTGCTGGGCATCCCCTGGGGCGCCGGCGAGGACGAAACCAGGCGCATAATGAAAGAACGGCCCGGTACCGGGTATCTGGGTATCTATAAGGGGGACAGGTATCTTAGACAGGTATATAAAGGCACCTTCAACAACGACCCGGCCACAATCATGTTCAACTTTTACCAGGGGAAAATGTTCTCCGTGATGGTGCACCAATTCCTCGACGAAGAGCAACTGCTGAACAAGTTCAACGAATTGAAAGCCGGCATGACCCAGCGCTACGGCCCGCCCATCAAGGAAAGCGGCAAGTACCTGGACGCGAAGGTCTGGTGGGATCTGGGTCCCAACTACAGGGCCAGTCTGATAATCATGAAAAACCCCGATAAGCCTGACCCACCGTTTGTGGTTACGCTTGGCTATTGGCAGATAGACATCAGTTCCTCCCTGTTCTGGTCCAAGTCCGGCAGCGGCGGCAAGGATTATTGACGGTCGCCGCTCTGAAGGGGAGGAAGTGAGACGATGCAGATTCTGAAGTTTATCCGGCCGGCCCTGCTTGGCCTATTGCTGCTTACCGCCCTGCCCGGACATGCCGCCGCGGCGGCATTGGTGGAGCTGGTCTACGACCGGGAGGTGCCGCCGCAGGCACGGGCCAACATCGAAAAAGCCATCGACACCGTCGCCGATCTTTTGACCAAGCACAACCTCATTCTGCGCGACAAGATCACGGTAATAGTCACCGCCGACCTGGAAAGCTATACCCAGGCCCGGATGCTCTTCCTCAAGGAGCCGCGTGCGACGGCTGCAGAGCGGGCCAAATACTCGGGCGGGGTGAGCGCGGGCAGCAAGCCGATCATCATTGTCCGGGGGAGCGCCGCCCTCAACACCTCGCCGGCGGAGGCCTTCCGGGTGTTGCCCCACGAGATATTCCACCAGGTACAACACCAGTACGGGCATACCAAAACGGTAAGCTGGCTGACCGAAGGCACGCCTGAGGTCTTCCAGTTTGTCGTCCGGGAGGCGGCCGGCCTGGAAAAGGTCAGCGACAATATTCGGGCCGCCGAGCAGCGGATTCGTCAGGCGGACGACATCCCCGACGCCCGACAACTGGCCAGCTACGACTACAATACCTGGCACACCCTGATGCAGAAATATCCCGTATACCCGATGGCGGTGCTGATGACTTACAAACTCATCCAGGACAACGGCTTCGAAAACGTGGTCTTTTTCTATCAGATGCTCCACAACGGCACCCCGGTTGACAAGGCTTTCCACGCCGCCTTCCGGGCGCCGATGGCTTGGTTCCTGAGCGATATGAACGAATACTTCAGCCGCTTGCGCAGTAAATAGTGGAGGAACTGCTTGCTGGCGAAATATAGTGGATTTACAGGGTGACGGATCGCCTCTACCATGCAAATCCGGAAAAGCTGAAAAGTCACGTGGGACGTGGCTTTTTTTGTTGTTTGTCGGGCGGTTGGTAGAGGGGCCTCCACCCGATTAGAAAATCAAAAATGCAAATGATATACAAAACTTCCCCTTGTATCGCAGGACGGTTCTTGGGGTGGGAGGCCCTTTTTTTTGCTATTGAGATGAACTATAACACTATCCGGCCATACAGCACCCTTGGGGGAAGACCTCCAGTGCTCCATCGAATGTTTGTTCGAATTTTTTCGATACCACAAAAATTCAAAAGGGAAATTTCGGTTGATGTCGAAGTATCAACTTAACGGAAGACAAGCGCTCGCCCCCCAATACGGTAGTGAACGCTTTCTCTTCGGAGCATCAATTGCCGTCAAAGGGTGGGATGTTTTTCCTGTCCTTTTTCATATTTGTTATAAGTAATATGGTGTCAATTAGCTGAATGACGTTGATCTAGCTAATAACAAAATAATATCTAAGAGGGTGAATTCATGAATCCGGTATTAAAATATCGGGGCGGAAAATCGAGAGAAATTCCTCGGTTTTTGCAATATATACCAGATAACTTTAATCGGTATATTGAGCCATTCTTCGGTGGGGGCGCAGTCTATTTCTATATTGAACCAGACAACGCAATAATTAACGACATAAATACAAGGCTCATGACGTTTTATGAGCAGTTAAGAAACCAATACCCTCGTATGAGAGAACAGTTAGACGAATTACAGCGACAATACGAGGCTAATCAACTCGCTTACAAGCGGTTAAAAGCGGAGCACCCAGAGGACCGAGTGCCGAATGCAAACGAAGATTTGTATTATCATATTAGAGAACTCTTTAATCGCCCGGATGATACCTATTTGGACGGCGTGTTATATTTCTTTATCAACAAAACGGCTTATTCCGGCATGATACGGTATAACAACAACGGAGATTATAATGTGCCTTTCGGTCGTTACCCCAATTTTAATGCTCGTATGATAACACAAAGGCACAGTGAATTGTTGCAAAGAGCGGAACTTTTTAGCCTTGACTACAGTCAGATATTTGCGATGGCAGAGGACGATGACTTTATTTTTCTCGACCCACCATATGACTGTGTGTTCAATGATTATGGAAATATCGACATGATGAATGGCTTTGATGAAACACAGCACCGCAGGTTAGCCGCCGATTTCAGAAATTTACCATGCCGCGCTTTAATGGTCATTGGCAAAACGCCGTTAACGGAAGAATTGTACGGTGACTACATCTACGACGAATATTACAAAAATTACGCCGTAAATATCAAGAATCGTTTTAATAACGACAAAATGCACATTGTTGTTAAAAACTATTAACAACGAGGAGGAAATCGTTTTGGCGCGACTTGGTAATCGAGCATTGTTTTTCACCACGTCACCACGAACGCCCTCGAAAATGATTCCCGAAATACAACTTCTGCATGAAGCTTTTGAAGGGCAGTGCTGGGATAATCATACCCAAACTGCTTTTATTGATAAACTCGCTGAATCTGATTTTTTCGAGGGGGTTGGTTCTCCGAAAGACAAGGCATTCAGTGCCCGTGATAGAATAAACCGCGCACCGAAATCGTTGGGGTTTGTTGATTTGACACCAACAATTTCTCTGACAAGCGCCGGTCACGCCCTTGTATATGGGAAGCGTCCACAGGAAGTATTTTTACGTCAACTTTTGAAATTTCAGTTGCCTTCTCCGTACCATGTTGAGAAAAACAATATTGTGGGTACTTTCTGGGTGCGCCCTTATTTGGAAATTATGCGACTGATTCGGAAACTTGAATATTTGACGTTTGATGAGTTTAAAATTTTTGCTGTGCAATTGACTAACTATCAAAAATTCGATGTTATTAAAGATGCGATTTTACAGTTCCGGAAAGAAAAGGAACTCCGTAGAGGTGAATATAAGCAACTTGTAAACGAAAAGTGGACAGAAGCTGTAGAATCCATTTATTATAGTTCAATATCCAGTGGAGCGACACGAACACGACAGACGCAGGACGCGAGTTTGAATAAATTTCTTGCCACAAAAAAGAGTAATCTACGCGATTATGCCGATGCCTGCTTTCGTTATTTACGGCTTACGGGTTTGCTGTCGATCTCACACAGAGGCCGATCAATTTTCTTTTTTCCGGACAAACTTGCCGAAGTTGATTATTTGCTAGATACTGTAGAGCGTAATCCTGTATTTATCAATGACGAGCAGGCTTATAAAGCGCATCTGTTTGACGCGACGCAACCCGTTCTGTATGTTGATGTGAAAGAAAACATCATGAATACGCTTATGCGCATCCATACATACACAAGGCGTGAATTAGTAGGGAAAACGGTCGACGAACTTAAAGATTTGCGTGATTATATCGTCCAAAAGAAAAAAGAAGCGGTTATAGACGAACAGGTCACTCAGTTGAAGTCTTACTCTCTGTACTCAGAGATTATTGACACGTTTAATGAAATCATCTCCGACGAACTATATGACGCGCCTCTGATTTTTGAGTGGAACACATGGCGGGCTATGACCATGATGGATGGTGGCAATATAAAAGGGAACTTTAAAGTTGACGATTCAGGACAACCTATGTCCACGGCGCAAGGTAATATGCCGGACATCGAATGCGATTATGGCGATTTTGTACTATCTGTCGAAGTCACCCTACAATCTGGGCAGCGGCAATATGAATCTGAGGGAGAACCTGTTGCCCGTCATTATGGACAACTTCGAAAGAAGGCAGGAAAAGAAACCTTTTGTCTGTTTATTGCACCAACAATCAATGCCGCTGCTTTGGCACATTTTTTTGCATTAAACAGAATGGAGATAGCCTATTACGGCGGTAAAACTCAAATAATACCACTTGATTTAGATCAGTTCATGCGCCTAGTAGAGACTTCTTATACCTATCCGGTGCGTCCATCTCCCCACGATGTACGGTCGTTTTTGACATCAGTGTTAGAAAAGATAGAGATTGTGTCTGATGAAAACGATTGGAAGAAGAAAATACAGGAATGTGTTGAAAGATGGCTTGTAGCATAAAAATGTCAATGGCGATACTGCCCCGACGGTAGGGAGCTGTAACTTGACAGAGATAAGTAAAAAAAACCATCAAAAGGTAAATACTGATAATTAGTTAGTGGTAATGAAATAACCCTCATCGACGTCCTCGGCACAGCCCCTGACGTCGTGGCCGAGGCGGTCGAGATCCAGTGCGAGCAGGAGCGGCTCAATTGCCAGATCAGGCGCCTTTCGAGCCGTGAGAAATGGGTGCTGGAGATGCGGTTCGGCATGCCGAACGGCGGCAAGAAAACCCAGCGCGACATCGCCAAGCTCCTCGGCATCTCCCGCAGCTACGTCAGCCGCATCGAAAAGCGGGCCATCGGCAAGCTAGGCAAGAACCTCTCCGCCGAGGACGGCCAGTTTTAG